CGATGATTTGGAGAGTGACAGGTTGAGGGCTTACAGGGTTTTAAGGTTTGCCAAGATAGTTTTGAGGAGTAAGAAGATGGAAAAGTACTGGTTTGGGTGGTTCCGAAGGGCAATAAAGCAATAATTGTACCAGATTACAATAAATCACAAATCTGGACCCAAAGATTACCCAATTTACACGGTTGATGAGGCTGAAGACGAGAAAATAAGGTATATTCATTGGAAATGTGCTGGGGAGGGTGATTTTTGCCTTTCTGATGACGGATATGTCGGTAAAGTCATTAAGAGAGCCAAGTACAAGAACCTGAATACTCCTTCGACACTGTATTTGAGAGCTCCTTGGGGTTATATTATGCATAAGCCCACTTATAAGGAGCAAAAGTTTTATGCCGAGGGTAGGAGTACTCCGTGGACTCTTACCGGCAAACCCATTGCCACTGTATGTTCTAGGTCTCAGAAGTGGAGAAATCTTGCCCTCGCATATGTTACAGCTAACTTCGAGTCTGACCTTGCTATTGACATAGTTTTCGGTCAGGTTACTCCTAGTCAGCGGAGACGATGGAGGAGAAACATAAAAAGAAAGGAATTCAAGGAGATGGTTAGAGAGGAATTAAACGAGATTTTAGAGACAAGCGGTAAGGATACCGAGTATGTGATGGAGCTTTTGGATGATACTATAACTATGGCTAAGGAAAAGAGGGATGTGACGAATCTGATGAGGGCTGTGGAGAAATTGATGGATTTACATGGTATGAACGATAAGGATAAGATTCAGACGGTACATCAGATAGAGGGCATAAGCAGTAGCAGACTACTTGCGGATGTTCTTGAGGAGGAGAAGCGGTTAAAGGCTACTACTACGATAACGGAACCAAATGGAAGATTACGAGAAGAAGTACCAGAAAAAGCAAGTATTAAAGAAGTTTAGGGAGAATATAGGCTTATTCGGTAAATTCTGTTTTCCGACAGCTTTATCTAAGGACATACCGCCTTTTCACAATGAGATATACCATTATCTTCGTGATGAGGAGAAAAAGAGAGTATTAATAGCGAGTCCTAGGGGAACAGCTAAGAGTACTGTTATATCCTTAGTATATCCTTTATGGAAGTGTGCTTTTAAGAGACCAGACGAGGATTTGTTCATTGTTATCATTAGTGAGAGCAGAAGTCAGTCAATCAACTTTTTATCAAGGATAAAGTATCATCTTTCAAACAGTACGGTCTTTCCCAAGGAATTCCAGAATTTGGGTCCTGCGACATCTAAACGATGGACGAATAGCGACATTATTCTTGCGAATGGCAGTCGTATTGTTGCTGTGGGTACGGGTCAGCGAGTTAGGGGGTTTATCGAAGGTGACACTCGCCCAAATCTTATCATCATTGATGACTTCGAGTCGGAGCTCAATGCCTTTACACCTGAAGCTAGGGCAAAAAACAGGAAATGGATAACTGAGGCGGTAATTCCTTCTTTGTCTGATGATGGTAGGATTGTCATGATAGGGACGGTAATTAGTGAGGATTGCTTTCTTTGCTGGGCTAAGGAGAGTCCTGCTTGGGAAACCTTATGGTACAGTATCTGGGATAATGATGAAAAGAGTTTATGGGAAGAAAGGTTCCCTAGAGAGCGTATTTTCCAGATAAAGGATGAATTTGCCAGTGTAGGCAATCTAAACGGTTTTTATCAGGAATACATGAATATTGCTCAGAGTCCTGATGATGCACCTTTTAAGCCGGAATACATCAAGATTCATCATTACAGTTTTGAGATAAGGGATGGTCAGAGCATACTTTTTAAAAAGAGGGGTGACGAGGAGGAGATAAAGCCTGTAGCTGTTTATACTGGAGTAGACCCTGCATCCTCTCTATCTATTAGAGCCGACTTTTTTGTTATAGCCACTCTAGGGATAGACAATGAAGGGAATATTTATATTATCGATATATTCAGGACAAAGCTTGACCCCAGTCTCCAGCCCGAGGAAATCATAAAGGTTTACAAGAAGTACAATCCTAAGCGTATGAAAATTGAAACTGTGGCTTATCAGGAGGCGTTAAGGGCTAGTGTAAGGAAATTGATGTTTGAGGAGGGTTTATACATTCCCGGTTTGGAAAAGGGTGTAAAACCAAGAACAAAGAAGAGTGAGCGTCTCTTGAGTCTTGTTGCTCCTATGGCTAGGGGTGAATTTTACTTTAGACCTCAGGATATAGATGCTCAGGCAGAATTTCTTTCTTATCCGAGAGGAAAGCATGATGATGTGATGGATGCGGTTTGGACTGCTTTGGACAGGTCTAGACCTTCTAGGAGGAAAAAATTCAAAGAGATTAGTGAAAAAGATAATAATACAGAAAAAGTACTTGATTGGATGGTAATGTAGGTGTTAACTTTTAGACAGCGACTTGGTACATGCGACATATAGAAAAGAATCCAAAAAAGATTGTGGAAGAAACACATGGGCTCTGGCTTGATTATTCTGATAAGCGGAATCAATGGGCTGTACAGGCTCAGGAAGATAGGGAATTCCGTATGGGACAGCAATGGACCAAGGAACAAGCTACTCTTTTGAAGGAACGGGGACAGGCTCCTATTGTGGTGAATAGGATACATCCTGCAGTTGAGATGGCAAAAGCTCTTATAACTGCTAATCGTCCTCAATTTCGTGTAAGTCCGAGAGAGGACAGCGATAATCAAGTCGCCCAATTGTTTAATGCTTTATTGTCTTATATGTGGGAAATCTCAGATGGGGTCACTGTTCTGAGGAATGTTGTTGATGATTATTATGTTACAGGTATGGGGGCTATGCTTGTTTATCAGGACCCCAATAGGGATAATGGAAAAGGTGAGGTTTGCATAAGGGATATTGACCCCTTAGATTTGTATATCGACCCTAACTCAAGAAGTCGTTTTCTTGACGATGCCGAGAATATCATAGTAAGCCGTTTGTTTACAAAGGCTCAGGCTGAGATGTTGTATCCGGAATATGAGAAAAAGATAAGGAACGCCAGTAGCGATTTACATAGTGATAGACCAGTCAATGTAAGGGAGAATGATGGAAAGGTCATATTCCCAGAGGATATAGCTACCAAGACTTCATCTTCTTCGTTTGGTAAGGAGAGTGAGTACATTCGAGGTTACGAAAGATATTATAAGATGGTTTTTCCTCGTTTTCGTGTTTTCGAGAAGTTGACTGGACTGGAATTTGTACATGATGAAGATGAGATGGAGGCGTATCTTGATGAACCCGTATGGGTTATAGAGGGTCGTCCCATAACTGATGAGAAGACTGCGATGCAGACGATAAAGAGTCTACAGCAAAAGTATTCTGAAATGATGATGAAAGCTCAGCAACAGGGTGTACCTCAAAACCAGTTGCCGAATCCTCCGAAAATAGAGGAGAGTAAGAAGGCTGAGCTTCTGGAAGATGGAATGATTGAGGTTGTTGAGATAAACGTAGAAAGGGTATGTATGGTTGTTGTTATGGGTGATGCTCTTTTATACAATAGAATCCTGCCAGTTTCATATTATCCGGTTATTCCTTTTATGAATATCCATACTAGAACTCCTTATCCTGTTTCTGATGTCAGAATGGTGAAGGATATGCAGGAATACATCAATAAGACCAGAAGTCTTATTATAGCACATGCAACTACAAGTACCAATGTAAAGATTTTAGTTCCTGCTGGAAGTGTGGATATGAGAGAATTTGAGCAAAAGTGGTCTCAACCCGGTGTGGCTATTGAAGTTGATATGGACCAAGGTGCTCCTCAACCAATCCAACCTCTTCCGCTACCAAACGAATTGTATCAGAACGAAAATACCGCAAAGAGCGATATAGACCATCAGCTTGGTCTTTATGAGCTTATGATGGGTAATTCTGATGTTGCTCCCCATACTTACAAAGCTACCGTAAGTATAGATGATTTTGGTCAAAGAAAGATAAAATCTAAATTAATGGACATTGAAGCTGGTCTGAGTCGGGCGTGTAAAGTTGCAATCCCACTCATGCAACAATTGTACCAAGAAGAAAAAGTTGTACGCCTTGTTGATGCTAACAACCAGACCAGCGAATATTTGATTAATAAAGGTTATTATGATGATTACACTGGTGCGATTAAAAAATTATATGATATAGGAACTGGAAACTATGATGTTGTTGTAGTTACTGGTTCTACCCTACCAACTAACAGGTATGCACAGCTTGAACTTTATATGGATGCATACAAGAATGGTCTTATAGACCGTGAAGAAGTTCTTAAGAAAACGGAAGTATTCGATGTAGAAGGTGTTTTGGAAAGAACGGATGAGGTGGGTAAATTAAAGCAAGCCCTTGAACAGGCTGGCGAACAAATTAAAGACCTTGAGGGTGACCTTCAGACTCGTGACAGAGAGAATGTCAACCTGAAACAAAGAGTTGAGGTCGAAAAATTCAAGACGAAGATGGATAAAATGTCTAACCGGGCTCAAGCCGCAGGCACCGTCTTTGAAAAACGTCTTGATGACGCTACTAGCGAGATTGCCAAGGAGGTTACTGAATCCAGTAAAGACAATCGACAAGCACAACAGAAAACCCGTAAGGCTAGTACGGCTTCTAAAACAAGGAAATCGAAATGATACAAGATGAGAGTCATGTAGAAAACGTAGAAGACGCTTTATTTAATGAAGAGTCTGTACTGGACGAGGCATTTGCACCAGCACCAACAGGAAACATACCGGAACCTCAAGTTGAGGGCTCCGCTGTAGCAATGGGTGAAACGCAATATGCCCCTCCACCACAGTCTAACGAAGAGGTTCGTTATCAGTATTGGCAGTCACAAGCTGACAAAACCCATAACGAGAACGAGCAGTTGAAGAAAACAGTAGAAATACTGCAGGACACAATTACTCATCGACCTGAAGCTCAACCCGAAGTTTCTTCGGAACCTGAGCCCGAACCTTTTCGTGCTCCTCCAGAGCGTCCGCAAAAGCCCAGTGGATTTTCTAGGGCAGAAGCTTGGGATGACCCCCAAAGCTCCTCTGCCAAGTACATGGATGCCATGGACCATTATAGTGATGATAAGGACCAATACCAGTCTGAACTCCTCAATCACGAGAGAGACCAGCTAAAACAAGAACGAGAAGAGTTTGCCGGAAGGCAGAAAGCTCAACAGGAGGCTGTTGAAGCTGAAACTCGTGCTCAGGAACAGATGGATGGTGTTAGGAACCAAATCAAGAATCAATATAATGCGTCTGATGACGATATCAGTGGATTCATCCAAAAGATGAGTGAACCCGAAAGCATCAGTATAGATAATCTCTGGAGATTGTACCAGATGGATAAGGGTCAGGTACCCAACACACCTGTTTTACAGCCCTCGCCCGAATTCAATCAGGTAAAGAGAGCCCAATCAGTCCCGTCACCTATGGGAGTGCAATCCGGAGTTAACAGAAATGTTGAAACACGGAAAGCCGAAGATATTGTGATGGATGACTTGATTAGGGATTACGAAAGAAAGAATCCATGGTAACACGGATTCACTAACCTCTTAGGCATGGAGAAATACAATGGCTACTAATGACCAATATAGCATTTCCGCTGGTGGCGGAATGCAATCCTCTTCGATTGACCACAGTCGAAGAATGTATAACTTCGGCGAAAGAGTGGCTGAGCTTG